GCCAGCCTCGCCCGCGCGCTCAAGGACGCATCCGACTACGCGGGAGAAGTTGTGGCGGTTTATGACGGCTGCTACAACAACCGCCCGATGCGCGGAGGATCTCTGCCCTCGCTTCACGCCCGTGGTGCAGCCATCGACTTCGACGCAAACAACAACCGCAATCACGTTTCATGGCCCGTTCGGGCAAAAATGCCTTTCGTCGTGATGGAGGCTTTCGCCCGTGAGGGCTGGCTGTCCGCTGGCGCGTTCTGGGGCCGTGACGCAATGCACTTTCAAGCAACACAATAACCCGCCTAACTCTCTTTATGGCCGTATTCAACGAAAGCCTTCGCGTAACCGGTGACCTCCGGTTCTCCGGCAGTCTTGCTGGTGTAGTCCCCCGCAGCAACATCGAGACCGAAACCAAGGTGTTTGAAATCCCGCTCACCTCGTTGCGTGTGTGGGACGCGGTGCAGACCGCCCTTCCTGCCGTGGGCTCAAACGACGACATTGGTTTTGCCACCGGCACCTTCGCCACTAACATCCCCCACCTCAAGTCGCAAGACCTGAATGCGCTTGGCGTAATGACGCGGGAAAAAGCTCGCGGTCGGTTCACCCTCCCGCTGGAGTATGTTTCCGCCGGCGCAATCACCTTCCGCCTGTGCGCGGGAATGCTTACGTCTGTCGCGGCAACCTCCGCCACTGTGGATGTGCAGGCGTATAAAGCCACACGCACGGGAATCGCGGTTTCCGGCGGGGACCTTGTGGCAACTTCTGCAATTTCCTGCAACTCCACAACTCTTGCAGACAAAGACTTTATGGTAACTGCCACGGGACTGGCCGCCGGCGACGTTCTTGACTTCATCATCACGTTTGACGCCACGTCTGCCACTGCGTCGTCGCACTTCCTTATCTGCACGCATCTGGAAGTTGAACTCGACGTAAAACAGTAACCATGTCTGCCGACACACAGTTCGTTGACTCTCCTGCCGTGCAAGACCGGCTGGTGGAACTGCGTAAACGTAAGGAAACCCTTGCGCGGATTAAGGCACTTCGGGAAGCGTTCGGGCTTGACTTCTATCGTCCGCACGCGAAGCAGGATAAGTTTCACCGCGCTGCTCATGTCGCGGGTCGCTATTGTCGCACCGGAAACCGCGGCGGAAAAACGAAGTGCGGAGCCGCCGAAGACGTGGCGTTCTGCCTCGGTTATCGCCCGTGGTATCGGCACAAGTTTGAAGTCAAGGACGGAAAGGGAAATGTCGTTCGTGTGCATGACCCTGTTGCTAACCCTGAAGACTTCGCCCTTATCACTCTCGGCATCCCTCAGCGTCCGATAAAACTCCTTCTCATCGTCACCGACTGGGACAAGTCCAATGAAATCTTTACCAACAACGTCGGAAGCTATGAAAACTGGGGTGAGTATTTCCAGCTCATCCCAACAGCTTCCATCCACGGCAACCCCCATAAATCTCGCGGCGGCCACATTGACCGGATTGATATTGCACGGCCAGCCGAACATGGTGGCGGAGTATCTTCGATTTATATTGACACCATCGAATCGTATAAACATGCAAAGATGTCCGCAGAGTCCAGCGATTGGGACGTGATTCACCTTGACGAACCCTGTCCTGAAAGCATGTTCCAAGCCCATGCACGCGGGCTTGTTGACCGTCAAGGAAAGTTCTGGATTAACTGCACGCCTCTCACCGAAATGTGGATTAACGACATGTTCACGCCGAAGAACAAGCGTCTGGTGGACATGGCCCCGGACGGGCGGGAGTTTGTGGTGGGCAAAAACAACAACGTTTCCCGCTTTATCATCACGTGGAGCATCTACGACAACCCGCATAACTCCCAACAGTCCATTGACGAGTTTGAAGAACTGTTCAAGCGCGACCCCGTGAACCTTGAATGCCGCATCAACGGTCTCCCGTCCCACATGTCCGGCCTTGTCTATCCCGAGTTTGTGTGGGACATGCACGTGTTGTGTGACGTTCCGAAAGGGTGGAAAGATTTCAACGACCCGCCAAAAAACTACACCATCAGGGTCTGGTGGGACGTTCATATCTCCAAACACCAAGCGTTGCTTTTCTTCGCGACGGCTCCAGACGGCACCGTTTACATCTACGACGAGATGTTCTACACAAAGTATATCGCACAGAACGCGGAGCTTTTGAAGGAAAAGATTGCCGGGCGTAACTGCATTTCTCTCGAAATCGACCCGAACGCTGTAATCGAAGACCCGAACAGCGAAACTTCCGTTATCGACACTCTCGCTTCTCACGACCTCTTTTTCATGCCTGCGACAAAGGACCGCACGCAGGGCACGCTGAAGGTTGGGGAAAAGCTCCGGGAACGTGGACACCACGACCTCCCGACAATCTACTTTTCGCCGAACCTTACTCAAACCCTGTTTGAGATGACGCACTACGTGAAAGACCCCGAAACCGGTAAACCTGTGGACAAGGACGACCACATGATGGAGAACCTTTACCGTGCGGTGCTTTCCGGTCTCGACTACGTTACTCCTTCTGACGAGGACAAACTCCCTGTCCGTCCGGAATACTCTCGGCATAACGCCATTCACCTTTCCCGCCACACCTACGCCTAATGGACTCTGATATTAAAACCCTGCTTTCTGTCCAAGACCCCGAGGACGCTTTTCATAGCGCGTTGCTTAAACACGCCAAGCGTCTCATGGGTATTTCCCGGCAGGCGCGTAGTCGGAACTACGAAAACTGGGAACTCCAACAAAGCGTGTTCAAGGGCGAAATGGTGATGGATAAGGAGGACACCAAAAAGGCAGCCGAAGGGCGTCCAACAAAGGCTGTGCTCCCCACTGCGTACGCGCAGATAATGACCTTTGTGTCGTTCCACTTCCTTCAGTTCAACCAACAAGAGACGTTTTTCAATCTCCGTCCGACGGGGGACGAGGACTTCGGCACGAAGAAAGCTGACCTGGAGTTGGTGTTGGAGTTCCAGCTGAACAAGAACGACAAAAACGCACGACTTTTTCAAGCCCTTCTTGACATTGGGCGTTTCGGTGAAGCCGCGATGGAAGTCTCGTGGACGAAGGAAATGATGAAAGCGTGGATTGCGCGGCAAGAACCGACACCGGCTCCTGGGCCTAACGGGGAAATCTATCCCACTCCTGACCCTGTTGCGGCGTGGGAGGACTACGTGAAGTATGAGGGGAATCGAGTGCGGAATATCTCGCCCTTCCGGTTTTTTCCGGACACGCGGCACGCTTTGTGCGATTTCCAGAAGGGCGAGTTCTGTGCGTTAGAAGAAGAATTTTCAATGACCGCGCTTTATGAACTCGAAGCGGCAGGGGAGGTTGCGGGGGTGAAGTATATTCAACCGATGGCTGTTGCGGGAAGTGTGGGCGGTCTTGCCGAGGTCATGGACAACCTTCGCGGAGCGTTGAGGGGGAATGAAAATCTCGTGACGGGATTTGACCCGAACAACGGTAGCAGCCTTGCTCTCGTGACCAAGATGCAGGTCTGGATTATCCCGTCGAAGTTCAAACTGAAAGACTATGTGCCGGGACAGAGTAAGGTTGCGGGAAATAAGCCGGTGAAGAACGACAACGGGGAGTGGGTTCTAGGCTCCGAAAACCACAAGATTCTCTACCACCTGTGGTATGCGAACGGCAACCGTGTCATCCGCATGGAGCAGGCGAAGTGGTGGCATAATGAGTTTGGCTACACCGTTGGGCAGTTCAGCCCTGACATGCACCAAAACACTTCGTTCGGTCTTGCGGAGCTTATCTATCCGATTCAGGAGTTTCAATCGTGGTTCATGAACTCGCACGTGGCGAGTGTTGACCGCGTTATTGACAATCGGCTCATCATTAACGAGTCGCTTATCAACACGAAAAGTCTTGACGGCAAGGGGGACATCTATCTTCGCAAGGGTGTTGCAGTGCCTCCAGACAGGGCCGTAGGCCAGTTGCGCATTCAGGACGTCACGGGGAACCACATGAACGACGTGGGGATTCTCGGCGATGTGATTGAGCAAGTCACGGGGGTGAATAAGATGATGCAGGGACAGTCGAGCACTGGCCGGCGGTCTTCTTTCCAAGACCGCACTGTCGCAGGCGGAGCCGCCTCGCGTATGAAAATGCACGGCGCGCTTATCTGGGAAAGTCTGTTGGGTCGGATGGGGCGGTTGATGTTGAGCAACGCTCGGCAGTCGCTGTCCTTCGAGTCCTTTCTACGGGTCATCGGCAAGCCGTCAAAAAAAGTTCTCGCCCAATACGCTGCCGCTTCTCAGCAGTGGGAGATGCAGATGCAACAGCTTGCGGAAGCTGTGCGACAGAACCCCATGCTGCAACAGCAGATTGACCCGTCACAAATCCCTCCCCGTCCGGTCGACCCTATGTTGGAAGTGCAGGAGCGTTACGAAGCTTTCAAGGGCGAACCCGAAGAAGTCATCTGCGGGGACGACTTCATGCTTTACGACAACACGATGCCCCAAGACCGTGGGATGATGGCGCAGTCGTTGCAGGAACTGCTTATCACGGCAATGCAGAATCCCGAAATGGCGATGCAGCTTGACCTTTCGGCAAAAGCAATCCTTGAGGAAATGCTACGCCTACGTGATGCGGGACCGGTTTCGCGGTTTTCGCTGAAAAAGCGGGTGGAAGAAGGGCTGGATGTTATGCCCCGTCCTCCTGTCCAGGATAACCCACAGCCGCAACAGCAGGGCGGGCCTCAGACGACGAATGCGCCGCAGACGCACGTGACGGAAGGGGACAAGGTGGTGCATATTAATGTTAAACCGGAGGCGAAAGGGAAGTGATGCTCCGCTCCGACTTCCAAAAACAGCTCGACGCGCTGGACGCCTACATGGCGTCGCCCGTTTACCCCGAGGTGCAAAAAGCTCTGGGCGTAGAACTCGAAGGTCTGGAGACTTCCATCCTCGCCACGTCCCCCAACAACATCGAAGCCGTCGCAATGCTCAACCTCTGGCACGGTCAGCGCACTTCCGTCATTCGTCAAATTTCCTATTTCGAGGGGCTTCGTGACCTCCTCAAATCCCAAATCGCCAAAATGGACGAGGAGGGTCAGATAGTCGCGCAAAAACTAAACATAGAAAACATAAATGAAAACGAGTAAATACCTCCGCACGTTCTTCGCGGAATTCGACGACAATAACGGCAGCCTTGACATGATGGAGCCGGAATCCGATACACTCGGACAAGAACCCGACGCTCCCGTCGATCCCGTCGAACCCGTCACCCCTCCTGCTACCCCCACGCTGTCCATGACCGCGGACGACATTGCTGCCGCCGTTCGTGCCGCGATGCCACAGCCTGTTGCCCCCGTCGCTGCAAAGCCCCCAATGACGCAGACGGAAATCAACAAGTTGCTGAAAAAGTTTGAGGTCGACGACGCTTTCGTCGAGAAGTTCGACAACCTCGCGACGAAGAAACAGGCGTTGCAGGAACTTTTTGACCGTGCCGCTGACCATGCCGAGGCACGCGCGCAGGTTCACACCTACGGCGAAGTCTCCCGCGTCGAGCAAACCTTTGCCCCGCGTCTTGCGGCCTTCGAGCAGTTTCAAGCCGAACAGCGTGAAGCACGCTTTAACTCTCGCTTTCCAGAGCTTGCTAACCCCGCACTACGCCCAATGATTGGTGCGGTTGCGCAGCAGCTTTTTTCCACACAAAAATTTGCGGATGAACAGTCCGCATTTGAGGCGGTCGCCAAGGGAGCCGAACGCCTCATCCAAACAACCGCTCCTACATTCAAACTCAAAGCGAGTGCAAAGACAACCGCTAACCCGAATGAGCTGCCGACTGTGTCGAGCGGTTCGGGCGGAGGCGGAGGACAGGCAACGCCGGCACCCCGTAAGGGGCCACCTGGCATTAACCTGTTCGAGTCTCTGCGCTAGCTGAGAGTTGCAAGAAAACACAAAACACAATGGCACTTGGTATCACCTCCGCCGCTGGCCAAAAGGCCTACTGGCGTCGAAACATCCGTTCGGCGGTCTCTTATGACTTTCCGGAAGGCGCAGCACCACTCACAGCGCTTCTGTCGCTGATGGAACCCGGCAACGACACTCCTGTCCCCGAATTCGGGTGGCCGGAAGAGCGTTACACCAGCATCAAAACCGCAACGCTTACGTCGGGTCAGCCGACCTCTGGCGTCACGTTCTACCTCGCTGGCGGCACGACCACGTCGGGCGGTCCCACGACAATCAGTCTTGGCACGAACCTTCGGGTTTATGTTGACTCCGTCGCGGACTTCCAGACCGATGACATGATTCAAATTCCTCAGGTTGCACTGACCTCCGGTAGCGACACCCTTATCGGGCGCGTGCTGTCGGTTGGCGGCACAGCCGGGGCGTATTGGATTGACTTCGTTCCGCAGAATGTGCCGAACGGTGTGACTGCGACGGTGCTCAACACCGCTGGTAGCAATGCCGGGAAGGTTGTGTTTCTTGCAGGCTCGGCTTACCTCGAAGGCTCCCGCAGCCGTAAGGGTCGCACGACCATCCCGCTCGAAGTCAAGAACTACGTGCAGCTGCATCTTAACGGCTTTGCGCTCACGTCGTATGCGTTGCAAGCCCCGACGTTGTATAACAAGAGCGGCGACTACCAGAAGCGTCTCAAGCTGAACGGTATGCATCATCTTGAAGGTCTGGAACGGACTACCATCTTCGGTATCCGCGGGCCTATCACGACGGAAGCTGACGCCGAAACCGGAGACAACATGCTCCGCTACACCTCGGGCGGCATCATGTGGTATCTCAAGCAGTGGGAACTCGGAAGTGCGGGCGACATCGGTTACACCCACGCTGGCGGCACCGATAACCTCACGACCGTCACCCGCTCTGCGTGGGAAGACTACCCCGACAAGCGTATCATCCAGCTTGATTCCGCCACGATCACTCGTGCGCAGTTTAACAAGCTGACTGCTCGCCCGTTCGAGAAGGTTAACAGCACGTCACGGGACAAGCTGGTGCTGTGCGGACCGGACTACCTCACAAAGGTGGCTGAGTCGTTTGAAAAGCAGGTTCAGTGGACGTCGCTGCGGGAAACGCAGAACGTTGGCTGGGACTTCCAGCTTCTCAAGCACCAGAGCAACTCCGGCACGGTTTACTACAAAGTTCACCCGCTGTTCCAGGCACCGGTTTATCGCTCCTGCGCGCTCTACCTCGACCTCGGCTGGCTCGTCTGGCGTCCGCTGTGCAACCACGATACGCAGGTCATGACCTCGGTTCAGCCGAAGGGCGTGCTGTATCGGAAGGATCAGTATCTGACGGCAGGCGGAATCGAAGTCGGATTCCCCGAAGCGCACATGTGGGTGGAAAACCTTGGAGGCATCACGCTCTAGTCATGGCTGCCCTCGCTGCAACGGTATTCTCCGAATACCCAACAGACAAATCCGCAACTCGATACTCGGAGCGAAACTCTGACGTCGTCAAGAAGCAGTTCAAGATTTCATCGGCTAGTGCCGGTGACACCGCGACTGCTGCTGTGATGCTGTTTGGAAAAATCCTCGAAGTGTCGAGCGTGTGGAATGCAACAACGTCTGCGGTGGCAACGGCCGCCGTGGACCCAGTCAACAACCTCATTCAGATTGGAACCGGGCCTTCGGCTGCGGAACTGTATCTGACGGTCACGGGCACACCGAAACTGTAGCCCACAACCAAGAAAAACAAACAACATGGCTAACATCCGACCCACAGGCAGCGTCTCTAAGTGGACGCCGAAAACCCCGTCAACGAAACTTGAGGACGCTCCGCTTCTTCAGGTGGGAATGGCGAAAGACGACCCGGATTGCATCCCCGGTAAGGAAGGTGCATTCGAGCCGTTCAAGCGCGGCGGTCGCTCCGCAAAGAGCGAAGGTCCGTTTGGCAATCACGGCGCAGACTACTAACCGAGTCAGCGTCTCCAACATCTCCCATCTGTGACTATCCTAGATCTCAAAACCGCAATCGCAAGCTACTTCGAGGTAGCGGTCGCTGACCTCACCGTCAACGGCCAAGACCTTGCGTTGCTTGCACTTAATCAAGTCCGGCGTAAAGCTGAACTCGAATGCGATTTTGAATTTCAGCGGAAACTGGTAACGGTTTCTGTGGACCCTGTCACAGGTGGGAGTCTTGGGAACGCAGTTCTCTACGGCACGTCCACCGCTGCGATTATCAAAACGGTGCTGGACATTGGCACCTTTGATACGGCGGCAAATTTCCGTCCGGTGGAATGGACAACGGTTGCGGAGGGGATTGAACGGCAACGGAAAGAGGAAAGGTTTACGCTATCGACCTACGCTGTTGAGGGCGACCTCCGCGCGGTGGACACGGCAAGAAGGTATTTGCTGGCGAATGATGTGTTGTATCGGTTCCCGAAGGAGTCGACGGTTGCTGCCGCGACACTGGGCCTTGAAGTTTACGTCTTCTCTCCTGACTGGACCGCAAGCAGCAGCACGTTGACGGTCACGGGCGGAACGGGAGTGACCGGGGTGAACACGACATATTACCAATACGGTTACTACACCAAAACGACCGCGGATGGGAGTCGCCCACTGTGGTTGAGTTCCGCAATCGGTGGCGGCGGAGCAGCGGCAGCAACGTATGCAATCTGGCACAAGAGCAACGCCGCGGGGTTTGTGCTTTCTCTCGCATCTGACATTGGAAATACCACCGCCAGCAACACTCATGTTTTCACTTCCGGTTTGTTGGCTCGTCCTTCTGGTGCAGCGACCGCCGCTTCAGGAACTTTCACCGGCACCGCAACCGTTGCTGCCGCGGATGTCGACAGCACGAGCGACATCTGGACTGAATACGCCGCGCAGTATTTACAATGGGGTGCGATTGTCCACTTAAACCACCTGTTCAAGCATTTCGTTTTCCGTCAAGAAGGCAACCTCCCACCGCCGGAAAAACTCCGTGACGACGGGCTGGCCGCGTTCAAGGACTGGGACAGCGCACGGTATGAAAACAACCGGAGGCACAGCAGGTAATGGCCTTGAAGAAAAAACAGGGGTATTCACTGTTGCAGTGGAACCGTGGGGATGAACAGCTCATCCCGGACAGATTCCGCGCACTGTTGAACGCCAAGACTACGGTGACACAGGTGCCGACAGATGTGGAACCTGCGGCAATGTCGATTACCACCGTCGCGTCAAAGTTGCGTCAGACCCGAACAGATGAGCGGGAGCTTTCCACAACGACGATTGACGATCCGGTGGGGAAGGTTTTTGTTGACTATCGGTTTGACAAAACTACGGGGCTGGTGCTTCCTGTCGAACATGAGATTGTGGCCAAGCCGACGGGGGGAGACATCCCAACAGGGATTGACGCGGGTGGGTTTTATTACGAGTATACGGGGCTGACGGATGCGATTGGAATTCGGACGAAGACAAGCGCGTCGTCGTGGACGAGGACGTATACCGTTGCAGAGCATGTGACTCTGCCACGGGTGCTGACTTCATTTCACCTTGAGACCTTTCTTGACCGCGGGTTTCCTTACCGGAATCCGTATAATCAACTTGATAGTGAACACCCGGAGTTTCAGTCCGAACCTTTCATCACACCCGGCCCCACCATTTCCTCCGTCCAGCCGTATTTTGAACTTACGGATTTTTCCGGCAGTTACGTGCTGACCGTCACGGAGTCTTGGCAAAAAGACGCATTCACCGACCTCGCCCCAACCCTTTTCCAACCCCGAGGTATTTCCTGGGCGTCACCTTTCGGTTCCGTCAGCATCCCGCCGTGTCTGCATGGGTCGGTTACGTATTACTATTCCACCGGAACCGAGCACCCGAGATTTTCTTACATGGTCGGGAGCTACGCGTTTCCCGCAACGTCCCCCGCGAATCTTTCTGGCACGATTATTGTTGAAGACACCCAGCATCCGTATGAAGGCGGGTATCGGCGGATAACCAAAAGTTTCACGCTATGATAACCCCACAAGAACGGCAGGAAATTGTTGATACCGTCACCGCGGACATCTTGCAGCGGTTGCAGGTGAGGGCGCAGGCTCCGGTCACGGCAACGTTTTCTCGTGGGATTTTGAACATCGGGTTTGAAGAACCCGCGAAGGTGGAATCCCCAGTGTTTGAGGAAAAGGAGGTCGGGTTGGAGGTCGACGTGTTGGTGGGGCTGAGGCTTTACAACGGGCAATTGCAGGGACAGTTCAAGACGCTGATTGTGAGTGAGGAGAAGTTGAAGGAGTTCCCGGAGAATGCCGACCCTGAGTGGGATGACTTGATTGAGACGACGCCAAGTGAAACGACCGCGTGTCCGTAAGCCATGCCTGAGAAGTTAATCATAAACTGTGACAAAGACAAGTTGCAGGTGAACTGCGAAGCAGACAAGCTGTTGGTCAGTTGCCCCGGCTGCTGCGTTTGCGGCCCAAAGATTACGCTTCCAATTTACACCTTCATCACTGGGGGTTACACAGGAACGGGATGCGGCTATCGGCTGTCAAATGGCGGGCCGGTTGCCGTTCCTCCATGGACAAGCGGATGCACGCCTGTTTATCAGACAGGCAAAGACATCACTGCGACAGTGGCCGGGCCGGGGTTTTCGCAGACTTTTACCGCACCTGCCTTTATAGGAGCGTGCAAGGAGAACTACAGTTCCATTGAAGTGCAGTGTGTGGACGATTGTGGAATGCTGGTATATGCCGGTCATGCACAGCTTGACTTTCGCACCCCGTCCGTCCCGCAACCAACGGGACCTGGTGCAACATTGACTGTCACATACGATACTTGTGTGGCGTGGCTGGCAGCAAACCCCCCGGGAACACCCTTCTCAAATCCTAACCCGCCGTGGTGCGGAAACCCAATGGGCTGCACCCCGTGCTGATGAAAGGCGAACTTCCAAACGGTGCGGCGAGAGCTGCCAGTTTCATTGCTGCTGCGGCAAAAGCTGCAAGGGGTGTGCTGGCGACTGGGAAGCTGGTGGTTGCACCCGAAGTTGTGGCTGCGCGGATGGCGGTTTGTGAAGCCTGCCCGAATTTTCTGGACTCCGCCAGTCCACTTGGTCCGAAGTGTTCCCGCTGTGGATGTTTTCTGAAAGCAAAAACCGTTCTCATCACTCAACACTGTCCAGAAGGAAAGTGGCTGAAGTGAGTAAATGTAACTTAGTCTAACCCAACCCACACTCCCATGCCAAATCGAAACTCTGAACTCGCTGAACTCGCACAAATGATGCAACTCGTCAATGGTGGCGGGCAAGATAACTCCGCCGCGCTGCAACAACAAGGCGCGTTGCAGTGGATGCAGATGCAGCAGCAACAGCAGCAACGTGCTGCGGAACAGGAATTTCGCCAGCAGCAACTTGCAGTGCAAGATCGTCACTATGGAGCCGATGCAGCGTATAGAAACCGTGCGCTGGCACAGCAAGGTCGATACGAGAAAGCAAACCTTGCAAAGCAGGAGGCGTTGTTTAACCAGCGGGCGTCAGCAGAAGCCGAACGCGTGAAAGCTGAAAGACGCTCCGAAGTTGGTCGAATTTTTTCACAGCTTGTCGGAATGGGGCAGCAGGACTCCAACCTTGGAAAGGCCTTGGCTGCGTCGCTGCTTCCTGATGAAGTTCAAAATGCAAAGACACTCGGACAGATGGCCAGAGTGCAGTCACTAAAACAACAGCTTGGACTTTTCCAAGGCACAATGAAGGGGCAGGAATTGCAAACTGGTCTTGTCGGATTGAAAGCAAGCTATCCTGATGTGTGGGATTTGCCGGAGATTCAACAGATGGTGGGGACAATGGCAACTGCTGGGGGTGCGGCGGCTGACCCGCTTGCACAGGCAAAGGCGGAAAATCCTGACCTTGCAAGGAAGCTAAGCGAACAACAAGGTCGCGAACAGATTTTGCGAGAAAATGCGCAACGTAAGGCCGACGAGGAAGACGTAAAACGTCGGCGTTGGGCACTGGAGCGCCGCATTGCACCGCTACCCGACCCGGTGCCCATGTTCTAACCACCACAACAACACCTAACACAACACTACAATGGCTGAAAACGAAAATTCACTCTGGGACTTCACCCCGAAAACTAACTCGCGCAATGACTGGTTTGCCGAGCTGAACCGTATGCAGGCGAACTTCATAGGTGCGCCGCAACCGATGCAGCAACAGCAACAGCAACAGCAAATGCCGAACTTCGGCGATGGCGGGGTCGAACTACAACGGCTCCGAAACGAAGGGCTGCGAATGGGTATGCAGCAGCTTGCCTTGCGTGGTGCGGGCAACGACATTAACGGATGGCCGCTTGCTGCGGGACCGAATCCCAACGACTGGACCGTGGCAGCGCGTGCTCGCGGGGAAAAACTGCGTGAGGAAGAGCGGGCACAGTGGGCGGAGCAGAAGAAGGCACAGCGAGAGAACATCTGGGCGGGACTGCGCGGAGAACTTCCTGCACAGGCAAATCCGTTTTTGCAAAGGCACTTGCGCCCGTTTATAGAACAGGCAGCAGACAATTCTCGTAAAAGGCAGGAGGCCAATGGGTGGATTTTCCCCAATCCTAAAGGAGCGGAACAATACGGCAGACAGTTGAAGTATGGCTCACCGGGAATGCTGCCGATGGACTATCGTGGGCCGGGAATTTACTACGCCGAAGCGGGACCTGACGCGCCGTATGAGAAGTGGCAACCTGATAATTCCTTCTGGGGTGGCATGTCAAGGCCGACCGCGTCTGGCCCCTACAACCCGTGGAACACGCCATACAATCAGGACACGCTGCCCGCGCACCTGCAACTGGCTGGAGCCAGTGCCGCTGGAAATCCGTGGGCGGGTGTCATTGCTGGAATGCAAGGAATGTTTAATCCTCGCATGGCGTTACCACGGGCTAAGTATGGACTAACAACAATGGAAAACGCGCTAGATGACGGCCGTGCGCAGGCTGCGCAGGAAAACACGAATACCTACTTCTAGTCAAATCTATCCCCTATCCCTAACATGCCACTCACTTACCGTCAGACAAAAGACATTTACGACACCCTCAAGGACGCTGGAGCCACCACGCTCTCGCTTCCTGACTGGTCGCGTCAAATGGCTGCGACAACTGAAAGCGACACCTTCGACGCGGGGTTGAAAGACAACTGGTTGAAGCGGCTGAACACGTCGATTGACCGGGGTATTGAGTGGACGGGACTGCCGGAGCTTACCGGGGAGATGGGTGCGGGGATAGGCTCCGCGTTCGGGATGGAAGACGTGGGACGTTCAGCGGGCGAATCCATTCCGCGTATGGCGGCGGATATGGCGACGTTCTTTATCCCCGGACTCGGGGCGTCGACGGCGGCTGCGCGTCTGTTGCCGGCAATGGGTATGGCGGGAATGGGGGCGTATACCGAAACCGGAAGTCCGGCCGCAGGTGTGGCGTCGGCGGCTTTGATGGGTGTGCTGCCGGGGGCGACAGACATGGCGGAACAGTGGGCGTTGAAACGGCTTGGTGCGAAAAAGATGGCGGGGGATATTTTGGTTAAGTCCGGCACTAACCTGATGGACTCCGGCGTGACGCAGGGCTTCTCCCGTTACATGCCACAGAACCTCGCTCAGGGTGCGGGGGCATACACCGTCGGGCAGGCCGCTGCAATGGGGTTGATGGGAGGGAGCACTGTTGCACAACAGGCGTTCGCGGGAGAGGAGATTTCCAACCCGTTCACGGGAGAGTTCTGGCTGTCCCAAGGGATTCAGAACCTGCCGTTTATGGCGTTGCACGGGGCGAAGAAGTTGGCCGGGCCAAGTTACGGGAAAGCTATTGAAGCAACGGGACAGGCGTTGCTTGAAGGTCATGATGCGCTGGCATGGAAACAGTTGCAGAGGGACAATTGGACGTATTATCCTAAAGAGGGTGAGGGTAAAGCAAAGGGGCCGCTGGCTCCGCTGACGCCAAAGGCGCAGGAGATGTTGGATAGGTTGCAAGGGAAACCTCCGACGGAGGAGGAATACACGGCGGCGAGGGGATGGCTGACGGAACTGGAAGATGCCCGGCGTAGGGTAGAGCAGGAACCAACGGACGAGGAAGCACAGAAGAATCTACGGATAGTAAATTCTAATCTTGTTGCAGCAATTGAACTAGGGGATATTCCTTTTTCGGCGTTTGTGAACAGCCCTGACGCTGTTGAAGTCAAGGGTGAAATCACGGGGATTTCAAAAAGCGGTAAGCAGGTAACGGCGTGGGTGGACACGCCAGAAGGGCGTCAAAAGGTTCAGTTTTCCCGCGGAACCCGCACCGGAGCACACGAAATCGGTCAGACGGTTTTCAAAATGCCAGTTGACCCTACGTATGTTACGTGGAATCCAGAGAAGTCGGAAGCATGGAAGGCGAAGGAGGCTGCGGATGCTGCACAGGCGGATGCCAAGCGTGCGCAAGACGACTTAAAAGGTAAGATTGACTTGCACGTAGAAGCTCATATGCCGGACGAACTCGTGGCAAAGGCAAAGGGTTTTGTCGGAGAAGCTGAGTTTGCGGCACGGGTGGACGAGGCTGCAAAGAGAAATGCGTTACTGCGTAAGAATGCAAAGGGAGAGGTTGTGGCGACAGCGGACAGCCGTGCAGGAGATGAACTTGATGCTGCGAAAAGAATTGTTGCACAGCATGACACCGCGTTCGTTGCTGACCGCGCTTCTGCAGAAGAACTTGCGCGGAAGTCCGAAGGACTGACGAAGGAGGCTTTTCGTCTTGAGCGTGAAGCGCGTGAACAGAAACTTCAAGAAGTCGCACAGCTCGTGGCTCAGTTTAACTCACTGCCGATGACCACCGCGGATGAGAAACAGAGCAAGCGTGGAGTTGCAATGAGGATTGAGGGACTGCTCACGGGTGCCGGATTGCCTTCGATGTTTGACAGGAAGGCTAAGCGTTGGGGACCGCTAGCAGGGGTTACCGCGCATAATCTTGGACTTGCGCTAGATGAAAAAGGCGTGCTGTGGTTGAAGGGAATGTTGGACGAACTGCGTGCGTCGAATTCGGAGATTAAAGAAAAACCTAGAAAGAATAAAAAGGTTTCCTTGGACGCTGCGGCAGAACAAGGAGATTCGCTGATGGCGGAGGTTGTGGGGAGTCAGCGGGAGTTTGATGAGCAGCTCAACACGTCCGAAGAGCAGCACGAAATGGGTACGATACTGGAAGCCTCAGGGACGAAAGACCCTATCGTTGTGAGCTTGCATGGAGACCTGCTTGTAAAAACTTTGCAGCAGAATGTAGGTGAGTTGCAGGACGTTTTTGACTCCTGGAATAAAGACGAAGCGATTGACTTCCGTGATGAGCTTGTTCGTATGCACGCATATGTAGATGCGAAACTTGCAGCGGGGGAGGAGTTCAATGCAAAGGAGTTTTGGGATTCGCAGAATGTGGATTTGGTTGAAAGTGGCGGAGACCTTTCGACGTTTGAACAGCGGCCTCATACGTTGACGTTGATGAAACGGTTCACGGAGCAGCTGAAACGTCCGGGGACGCCGCTGGTGGCGAAAGCAAAAGCCCGTGCGGAACGCTATTCTGCTGGAGGTGATTTTATCTGGGGCGTGAACCCGGAAGTGGCTACGCCGAAGCACGCACCGGGCGGGAAAGTGGATGAAGCGTGGTTTCAACGGAATGCGGGATTGGGTGGAGATAAAACGGTGAGTCCGGTGGAGATGGGGTTGATGAAGGCGTTGGATGAGGCGACGAAGTCCGGAGTGTTTGTGAATGGGAAGGTGGACATGTCGAAGTTAAAGTCGATGTTGAGTGATCCGGAAAAACAGCCGGTGACAAATGTGACGTATGGGATGAAGGGAAAGGCGGATGCGTTGATAGAAGAACAACATAAATTGATGGGAGAGTTGGATGCTAGTCATTCTAACTTGGAAGCTACTTTGCGAACTGCACAACAAGTTGGAGGACGGGGATTAGAAAATCTTCCTAAAAGACTTGAACATCTTCGTCAACAGGGATGGTCGGAGGAGGACTTGAATAAAATTACTAGACTTACTGAGTTGAAAAGTCAGACTGCTTCCCTTCCTCCCGACACCTCCCCCCGCGCAACCTCCTACTACGAGGCAATCTCGGCGGTTGATAACAACCTGAAGTGGACGTTTAACGGGCAAGAGTTTGACTCGCAACCGTTTCGTGTTGATGTGCTGTTCAAGGGTTACAAAGGGCCGTCAGACCCTTTGCACACTCCTGCTGGCTCAGAGACTGGTGGTTGGGGAATGTTTCAGTTTGTCCCTGGGAAGTTGGTAAAGGGTTGGAAAGGGCACCCTGATGAGCCGGTGATGTTGTTGGAAGAGGAACAGAGTTTGGCGGAGCAGCAAAGACAGAAGGCAATACGTGCTTTTAACGTCAAACAAGAAGGAGAGAAGTGGACAATCAGCAAAGAAAATACGAAATCAACTTTTCCTTCATTTAAGACTAAGCCAGAAGCTGACGCGTATGTCGAGAAAATGGTTAGCTCCGTTCCTTCTCACCCCCTCCTTCGCCTCCAACACGTCCTTGTCCTCAAAGCCGCAATCGCGGAGGCACGGAAGCGTGGAGTTACGGAAATGGTAGTGAGTGATGGGGAAACGGCGATGATGACGGAGAGGCTGGATAAGCGGATTAAACAATTTCGAGATGACATTGAAAAAAGCAACGCTTATCCTCGTGAACGGCAACAAGTTGAAAAAGAATGGCAAGCTGGACGTCTGACTCAAGAAGAGTATAATACTCGACTGCAAGATACACCGGAACAATCTATCAAACGTTTGGCCGAGTCTATAAACTCAAGATACGCTGATGCTGGAGGTAAGGTGGAAGTGCGAGACGGACAGATTGTCGTTACTAAAGAACCTTATGTCGCTGGTTTTAGCGTAGCCTACGACACCACGCTCCAGTCTGCGATGCGGAGTCTGACGGGGGATAAAGGGGAGAAGTGGGAGGGGCCGGTGCATAAGAATGCGAGAGACCCTGGACCAAGCAGTAGTTTAGAACGGTTACCGTTTGTTGCTACTAACGAACAGACCGGCGAACTTCACTATTTTCGCACACTGGAAGAAGCGACACGTTACAGTGAAACTGCTGGAGAGCGTATGCAAGGAAGTGGCGCAGACGGCTTTCAGAATCCTTGGACTGCTGGGCCTAACCCAGAGGCGGCTAGAATTGGTCAGGTCGTCGGCTCCCCAGTTTTTCGCAACCCTGACGGCACCCCCAAGTCCTCTGTCACCGGCACTATCTACAACCTCTCCAACGCATTCGCGAAGCTAGAGGCGAACGAAGGGTTTACGCTTTCGCGTCCGTCACATGCGAAAAAGAAGTGGGTGCCCACTCCCGAAGGTATCCAGGTCATTGCTGACCGTAAGCTTAACGAGGGCGGTCGCGCTATCGCGGAAGTTATTTCCGCAATGGAAGACGCCGACCCCGCTGACCGTGCAATGGCGGAACTGCTTATTCGTAACCTACCGGAAACGTTAAGCCGGGTGGAGGCCGAGTTCGACGCCAAGGGCGAAACCGAATATGCGCCGATGATTCGTCAGCGGAAAGGTAAAATCACCTTCGCTCCTTGGAATCTTGGGGAGTCCGACAACAGTTGGGCTGGCACTGCAATGGAGGAGTTGCAACATCACGTCGGAACTATTGCCCTGCGTGACCCGAAAAACAAAGAAGCTTTTGACGGGTTTGAAAACCTTCGTAAGCGGGTGATTGCGGGATTGTCGAAAGAGAAAGGGGGAGAACTTGATGCGTTTAACTATTTGGTAAAACTCTATAAGAAAGATCCCAACCGGTATATTAAACAGGGTGACGTCCACAAAGATTCCAGAATCGAAGACCTTGTTTACGCCCTTCAAAACGTGGATGAGTTCTACGCGAACGGGAACAGGGCACATGCGTTGAGGGAACGGCTTAAGTTAATGGAACCGACCAAGCATTGGTTGTCTGAGTTTGTAGATAACGTGAAAAAACTTTTCGGTATCGGGCCAAAGGAAACAGCGTTTGATGAATTCTTGTATCATACGAAACAAGTCATGGACTCCAGCGAAGCTGTGGCGAAATCCTTCAACTACCTCGAAGCCCACTTCGCACAACGCGGATACGACCCCAATCGTGCGAACGACGCTACACAGGTTGCGATGAGGCTGATGAACAAGCATGGGGTGGACAAGGGTAACCCACAAGAGCTATTTGCAATTCTGGCGAAGCCTTCTGACATGGATTCCAACGAGCTTGTCAAAGCACGGAACAAATTTAAGCGGCTAATGGCTAGCCCCGACAGCAAGGAAATGGGCAACACGGCATTGTTGTTTAGCGACCCGAACACGGGGAAAGCTATTGAAAATTGGTTCATGGAACAGTTGGACACGCCGAGTAGCGTTGTTTATTTCAATCACATGCCGGACAGCGTCCAGCGGTATCTTAGCCTGCGCGTGCAGCAAATGCAGGATGTGCTGTTAGGGATTCACAACCTCGCGAAGAACGGTAGCGGCCCGGTTACGGACTTGCTTTCACCGAAAACCCTTGAGCGCACAGCAAAAGACATGCTGGAGAAGGTGCAGCCGTTTGTGAGACAGCAGGACGTAGTGATGACGTCGAAGAGTCAAATGCGTGCGCTGGACAGCTTCGGAACAGAGAACATGCTGGAGGTGATGAGCCGGCCGTTGACTGTGAAGGCGAAGGTGAAAGGGGAAACGCCGGACGGATTCATCGACGAGAAGATTGGGTTCCTCCGTAAGCTGACGCTTCAAATCGGACAGTGGGCGCAGTCGAATCCGTTGGTGAAGGAGCTGCTCGTTCGCATGACCGGGAGTGACACCCTCGCACGTAAGTTCGCGCAATCCGCACAGCATGATGTTCTGGGTTACGACCCCGCGAATCCGGGAGTTTACAACGAGAAGATTGCCGAAGGGTGGAGGGAATGGTTGGAGAAGGGACAGAACAAAGACATTGTTGACACAATTATGCGTGTAAACAACGTTATTGGTAAGGATAAAGTCGAGTTGCTTAAAGCAGACCATCCTGCAATGCTTGCCGCAGGTGTCGGGGTCAAAGGAACAGACCAAGGCCCGCACGGAGGATTCACAGAAAGGGAAAAACTTATTCTAAAAGCGCGGCAATTAGTAGCTCAAATGGCGATAGGGACGCAGAAGGGACAGACGCATATCCTGCATCGTATGGGGGAAAACGGGACGTTGCAAGGGGCGAAGCTGGTGTTGTTGCAGGAGAAAGACCTCAACGTCGAAGCTGCAATGACGGCGTCGAGGAATGTGCTGGACGCGCTGATGGCGTTGAAGGAGAATCCTGCGGATGTGATGGCGGGACAGAAACTTCAACAGGCGCAGGCGGTGCTTCAACCCAAGACGCTGGAACAGTTGATGGAGGCACAAGACAGAATGTCGAAGGTGTTGATTGCAGCAAAGCTGCACTTCAAGAATAACCCCGGGTGGGTCACGGCACAGCGCAAGGGCGACTTCATCTACAAGGGTTTCCGTGGAAAAGAGGAAATCATAATGGGTGCGGACAGCGACAAAGAAGTCCTTGCACGCGCGCGTAAGCACGGGGTGAAGATTGACCTCACGACAAAGAAGCCCAACGAACCGGGGGACTACGCTACGATGGACTGGAGTCAGGACTTTATCGACAAGGCGAAAGCGTATGACGAGCACCAACAGCTTGCAGCAAAAGCTGCCGGAGCGTCGGACGAAGTCCTTTCCGCGATTCAAAAGCTGGCTCCCGGTGCACAGATTCTGAAAGACCAACACGTGTCGTATGACATCGGTGCGGGGGAGAGCAAGGGTCGGACGCTGTCGAAAGGCGGTGATATTGTCCCGTTCACGGACCATTTCTTTTCGTGGCTGGAGGGGAGTCCTGCGTATTGGAATAAGCGGTTGATTCGGGAACAGGTGGAGATGACGTTGCTCGCGCCGGAATACCGCGCAGCACCTGAAACGTCGCAAGGCCTGCGCCAGTGGTTGAACGGGTTCCTCACCCCTGACCCGAAACCTATGCGTGCGTTGCAGAAGGCCGTGACCACGTTCACGCTTGGGGGCAATGTCGGGTTTTTGCTGAACAATGTGTTCCAGCCGTTCCTCCGTGGGATACCGGAAATGATGTCACACGGAGTGGGATTCTGGTCGGCGTTCAGAGGGGTGTCCGGCGCGTTGAAGGACGCGGCGAAATCCTTTACGAAGCTCGGTGGGATGACGGATTTGTCCAAGGGACTGCCGGACGCGAACGAGCGTTGGTTTATGGAACGGCTGAACAACGACCTGATTACCGACCGCTCGTTGTTTGACGAAACCGAAATGCGAAAAGGCTACGACAGCTACAAGCTGACGGCGTCGCTGAACGCGTCAAAGCCGAAGACCTTCGGGCAGTGGGTGGCGAGTGTGGGCGGCGCGTATTCCAACGTCGCGCTTTCCATGGTGCGACACGGGGAGCGGGCCAATACCGAGGCGACTGCTCTCGGTGCGTTCAGAGCACTCATGCGGACGTTCCCGGAAAAGGGCCGTGAGTGGGCGGAGGGCAAAGCCCGTGATGTGCATCAAGCAACCAACGATCCAGGTGGTCGCTTCAACCGCGCCATAGGACTCTATGACAATGCGGGGCCTGCGTCACGCAGTGCGGCTATGATGGCCGGTGCGTTGCAGAGTTATACGTTCGGGACGATAAACCAGATACTGAGGAACTTTCAGCGGGGGTGGAGGAACAGCAGCCTTACTCCGGCGGAGAAGTATGCGGGAAGGAAAGCGTTCTTGACACAGTTGGGACTTCAGTTTGCGGTGGCGGGAGCTTTAGGAATGCCGTTTGTTTCCGGCGCACTTGCACTGATAAACCAAGTTGATCCGTCGCTAGAAATAAATAAAAATGTCCGGGGACTGATGCAACAGTTCTTTGCGGAAGACGGCAAAGATGGCCATTTATTAACTGATATGATGATGTCAGGTTTGCCGTCACAACTTGGTTGGGATATGCAAAGTCGTTTGTCGTCGGGAGAGTTGATTCCGGGTGTGAGTGAGAGGGACGGGTTTCAGATAAGCAATCTGTTCGGAGTGCCGGCGAGCTTGGCGACGCAGATGGCGGAAGGGGTGAAACAGATTATGAACGGACAGGGTGCGGGGCTTATGGCGTTTGTTCCGCCGGGGCTGCGCAGTCAGATAAGGCTGGCCACTGGAACAGCGGGCGAGGACAACAAAGGTCGGGCGGTGTTGAACGATATGACACCGGGAGAGGGCTTAGGACTTGCACTGGGTATGCGCCCCACAAGGTTGCGCCAGTTCAACGACGCACAGCGGATGGAGAAACAGGCAGAGGAACAGGACGCGATTAGGAAGGGGAGGTGGAGACAGAAGGCGGCGCAGCAGGTGTTGAAGGGGGAGTTCGGAAGTGTGATGGGGGAGTTAAAATCACAGCTTGCAGAAAATCCAAAACTGGACGTAGCGGGAGAAGTTCGTCAGATTGCCAAATACGCCGA